TTTATTTCAACCAAATCCCCAATGTCATACTTCGGAACGATTTCTAAATTCTTCGATTGCAATAGGCCAGAGATCCCTAGCAATTTTAAGAAACGCTTCAGCCACTCTTTGAATTTCCCATTGAGCATGTGGGTGCAACCTCAAGTCTATAAACTTAAGTAGATTGTTTAAGTCAATAGTTGCGTAATAACGAGTATACATGTTTTGCGGGAGTACACCTCTCGCTTGCTCTCGGCACACTCCGGCTTCAACCAAGTTATCAAAAAGCTCAAGCGATTTTCCATGGTGCTCTTTTACAAGCTCTGTTGCCCTTCTGTTAGCCATTCCAAACAAATCGGGGAATTCGCATCCTATAAGCGGATCCACCTCATCTAAATTAGAAGCTTGCTTGTTGCTTTTGCTTTGAGTTCGAAAAGATACGGGCTCATAAAATTGAATATTGAAATCAGTATATCTCCTGCTGACTTCGTTGAACTTCCACGTCCTATGTCTATGGTGCTGGCTGCGGACGAACAGAGGAACTGTACAGCGGAAAGTAACTTGACAATGCTCAAAGGTGCTCGTATGCTTGTTCCTTATGAGAAATCTTATTAGTTTCCTATCTTTCTCGGTTAGCTCTTTGGAATCCATGTCATTGTAAAAAGACACACGAGCAGACTGAACTATCGTAGCATCAGTGCCCATGTGTCTTATGTACTCAACCTTTCCGATCCCATCTCCATAAAGATCGATTTCTTTCACTATTTCCTCCGCCTAGGTGGAATAACAAAGATCTCCCCACGTCTTTCTCTAGCCTCAGAGGCCGAGAGAGGGGGTTTGGGAACATACAGGCCTTCTGGGATGGCCGAGAACCTTTTATGGCGATGCCACTTTTCTTTGTTTTTAGCTAACTGTGTAAAGTAAATTTGAGACAAATCACCAAACACAAAATTGGAAAAATCCATGTCGACATTGCCGCCTCTGTCAATAAAATAAGCTTTGTGATCGACATTGTTGGGTGGTTTGTAGAAGAAGGAATCTTGATTAAAAGCATCGGTAATTTGCATACCCAAGGTTCTCAAAGCATTGTGGTCCTTTCCTTCCACACCTTGTCTTGCCATAATAAGAAGAGAGTGCTCCGGCTCAGGGTTATCTACATGACCAACAATCTCCCCAGCTTCGTCTTTCAATTCTTCTTGATAGCCTCCGTAAACAGGGGTATAACCAAAACCAGATGCACGAACCCATTTCTTAAGAATCTCGCGATTCTCTATATTGTTTTGTTGGAAATAATGAACTTCCGATTCTGGGCAGGGTTCACCATAATCAAGTTGAAGTTCTGCTTGGCAGCTTCTGTCGGATGTTACAACAATAAATCCATTTTCCATATACTTTCCTTTAAGACCCGTCATTGTCGTTTCGTTAAGCCTTTGCATAGAAAAGAATCTCTTCCCCTCTTGCACAACCTTTCTATCCTTAGTCCAAACCGTACGGCCTTTAAAAAGTAATGGAGATTTTTCTTTATTTTCTTTAAGGACTTCTTTGATCATATCCTCCAAGGTTCTTTTTGTTAATTTCATTATCCGATGCTCCCATAAATATAGTTTTCTAACACTAAATAGAATGTTTCACCTCTAATTTCTAGTTTATTTAACATTCTGCGTTCAATTACAACTTCCTCCCCAACAACAACTCCTATCAAAGAACATTCTGGTGCGATATCCAAAACTTTGCATGTCAAATATGGCGATTTCGGCTTTTCATATCCTTCCGGCATATATATTTCTATTTCTCCATCATCTCTTTTTGTTTGCTCTTCAATTGGTCTTACTAATAAATGTCTATTCTTTGGTTCAAATTTCATCTTTCCTCCATATTAAAAACTCTCTATTGTACACGCGCCACCGGCGCAAGCAACACTACCTTGTAAATCAGTCTCATCAGTGAGTTCGACGATTTGTGTCAAGTCGACTTCGATAAGCGATTTCATAAGTCTATTATATTCTTCTTCATTACATTCTTCAAATGGTGCCTGAATATAAGAGCCTCCGTCATACGGAAGCATACTCAATCCAGAGTACTTGCTTTTGTTATCCCACATCCATTCACCTACTTCTTCCCACTCTTCTTTTTTAATAGAAATCGTAGCAGATACGTTGTTTTTGTTGGGACCCTTTCTATGGCCTCTAGCAACCCACTCAACGTTAATTTTTTTCACCCTATCCAAGAACCCCATTGCACTTTCAGAACGCGTTATGGCGCCTTCTGGAGCCCTTTGCGGCACTGAAATAACTGCTGTGTCGTGGGGGCTGAAATATTCATCCTCAACAAGCTCCGGATGGTTAGTCTGAAGGTAAGAATAAATTGATTCACTCTTGCCCACTCTAACTCTCCTTATATAGAATTCAGAATGCCAAGCATGAATTCCTGAACTAGTACCAAGTATAAGACTAGAAGACCCTGAAGGCTTGACAGTAGTAGTTCTGGCAGATGGATTAATCCCCATAAGTTTTGCTGCTCGTTCATTTTCTGCGTTTACAACATCTGCCCCTTTTGTAAAATCTAGAGACATGGCGACTTCGTTAGCCAAGCCTGTCATTCCTACTCCAATTAGAAAATCCTTTTCTGTGTTGCGTCTCCAAATTGGTCTAAGGTAATGGAAATCAGTATAGGTTGCTTGAAGTGTTCCGATGAATGCAGCGGATAGGCAGCGCTCTTCAAAATCTTCTTGGTCTTCAATAGTATTAACATTGATCTCGACGAGGTTGCAAAAGGAATTGCGACGAAGAGATATCTCATGACAAGGATTGAACCCGCTGTCGATATCGTTTGTGAATGAAAAGCCGGGCTCTCCACAGTTTGATTTCTCAACACGATCCCAAATCTTCATGAAGTTCTCTTTCTTAACTCTTGCTCGATGAAGAACAACACTGTTGTTGGCACGGCCTCTGTGGGAATTGGTGTTCCACCAATGACCAGTTTTACAAGACATCATTTTTTCATCGTCATAAGAGAAGAGAGCAATGCATGCAGCCCTCCGGATTCCACCAGCCATGACACAATCAGCAATGTGACACATAACATCATGAACTTCAATAGACTCCAACTGATCTCCGTCTTCTTTAGCATTTAAGATTCCTTTGATTTTTAAAATACATTCCTTCAATGGTTGTGGGCCGGGAGCCTTTCCGCCAGAGGTTATAAGTCTTTGACCTTTAGGTCTAATGTCAGAGAAATCAAAACGAAGCTTTGATGTGCCCTTAAAATACGAACGCATCAGAACTTTAATGGCGTCAGCCCATCCTTCAATGGAGTCTCCGATCAAATATCTACGAGTTCTCTTGGTTGACGGTTTGCGAATCTCCGGAAGCTTTTCAACATGATGTTTCTGTACAGAATAACCAAAACCAGAACCAGCAAGAAGAAGAATCATAGCTTCCGAAAATACATCAGGGTGGTCAACAGGAGCAAAACTACAATTATATAAACGAATAGGATTAATTTCAATAGGGCGACCTCCGAATTGAAGACTTCTCATACTTGGCAAGATCTTTTTATCATAAACCATTTGGTATGCATCTCCGATCTCTTTACGTAGTTTGGGAAACTTTTTTATATGCATGTTCATGTTTCTGGTGATGGTCTCTTCCCAAGTCTCTCTTCTGTTCTCTTCCGGAAGGTATTTGGCGTATTTCATGTGGTGGGTAATATCGGACAAAATTTTGTTTGAAAGTTCCATGGTTATTTCCTTAATCGTTGATATTTTTCTTTCAAAAACGTTAACGCTTCGGTGGTGGTTGGCGCAACTAACTCTTCTTCACTATTATTAGGTTGAAGTACTTTGATCTTAACATTCGTCCAATCAACGAATGCTGGATAGATTATTCCATCCGGTCCGTTTCTATTCTTTGCTACAAAGACTCGGCCTTGGTTGGATTGTTTATCTATTGTTGTTCGAGACAGCGAGATTATAAAGTCTGCGACGAAACACTTGTTGAATGCTTCAGAGATAGACTCCATTGTTATAACCTCGGCATTAAGGCCAGAACGATTTGTTTGACTAGCTGTAACAACTGGGATGTCATAGGTTTGTCCTATGGCCCTCAACTCTTCATATATGTTTTCCAAGTCATGCCTCTTTTCTGCTGTATGTCTTACTGGTCTCAATAAATCCGCATAATCAACAATAACCATATCAGGTTCGATGCCACGCTTTCGCATTTTCTCGATATGACTCATAATGGTGTTGGTCGAGGCTGACTTTGCTGGGTATTCTTTAATTATAAGCTCACCATCAATTTCCGAAATTATTTCTTGAATTCTTTCTTTGTTTGCCATCAAATCTCCAAGCTGAACTCCTGTGATACAAGAGTCATATCTTTGACCAATAACAGCATCCGCCAATTCTAAAGTATAGTGAATCACAGTCTTTCCGTCCATTATCGCTTTGGATCCAATATGGGTTAAAACCATACTCTTTCCAGCGCCGGTTGGTGCAATGACCACAGCCAGTTCTCTTTTCCCAAGACCCCCTTGGGTGATCTCATCTATTCGGGGCCAACCTGTGGATTGTGGATTCCTAGGAACTGTAACGTAGCGCTGTTCCAAATCCTTATGCCAATCGTGTCCAAACTTATTGTCGACACCTTTGTTCAAAGCATCATTGATCATCTTTTGGATTTGGTCGTACTCCGTTGTGGATCTTTTGAGAAGTTCAACGGATTTAATCATAGCTTCTTTAAGCACCTGCTTTTTGCAGAAGTCCAAGGCCTTGTCTCGTGTGAAATCATTGCCCTTAACATCACCAGCCAAAACCCTAGCATAGTATTTTCTCAACTGCTCTTTAATGGTTGGACTCTCCTCAACGAGCCCAGCTTTAACCATGGTCTTCATCGTACCATAGGTGGGGTGTGATTTGTACTTGTCCCGATAGTCCATAATCAATTGTGTGAATACTTGCAAGTACTTAAGCTCCAAGTACTTTACAACCTCAACCTCTTCCATTTGATCGCAAAACGATCTGTCCTCTAAAATTAATTGACAAAGCTCCTCCTGAAAACTTTTGCCAAACCTTCTCAAACTTTCCATATTTTCCTCCGTTGCTATGTTAATTATATTAACCGACTGTCCTCGTGTTGTCAAATTATCTCTTGATTTTTCTCAAACAATTGTATAATGTATTTAGATTTAAAGCAGCCTTACCGTCCTCAGAAAGCAGCTTTAAAATATTAAATTTATTTAGCTCTGGTTCGAAGCTTTCGACGCTGTAGTTGATAGTATCAATATTCCTATTCGTCAACATTGGTCTATACAATTGCATCATATCAAAATTTAGTTCGAACTTCTTTTGTTCTGCTAAAATACGTTCATGACACTTTGTTGGCTTCTCTACTTCCTCACATAGCTTAATGATGTCGTAGGTCTCTTGTGGAGCTTCTTCTTTAAGAATTGAGAAGTACTTGGCAACCGTCTTCATACCAATGCCTCTAATACCCGGAAGGTTGTCGGATGGATCTCCAACGAGCGCGCGAGCCAAAGCGTAGTTGTTCGGGTGAATTTTGTCCATCTCGATTAACTTTTCAACTGTCATTGTTACGTTTTGAATTG